ACCCAGTTTGCTTTTTTGTGCAATCTTGATGGCTTTCTTCAGGATGGCTGGCTTAATCTCCATTTCTTCTGCAACAGCCTTGACGGTGTCAGATAACCCGGCATTGAGATCTTCAATCTCTTGTAATACTGCAATACCTTCATTCATGATTTGGGTTAGTTTTGCTTTTTGTTCATTGCTAAACATACGTGATGACATTTGATTCTCCTAGTTGAATATTTGTTTATTGTATAATACTTTTTTAGATAATGCAAGAAATACTTGCTCACTTTAGAATACCATTCCGGGGCACGACTCCCATAATATTCAGCCCAGCAGCCGGGCATACACTAGTAACGCATAACGTCCTAAGGTAGTGTATTCAGTTATAAATATCTAGTGCGGTTGCAATACGGACACATGAAGATTTGAAGAACCTGAGGATTTTCCGTGCTTTCTCCTCTGGGCAACAACGAATTGGCAGACGAGTTTCATTAATCATGGCCGCACACCCTTATTTCTTTTTACCCGATTTCATATTGGCACACCAATGATACATCTTGGCACGTTCGCCAGAAGCATTTTTGGCTTTACGACGTAGATCGGTTACTGAACCCGAACAACTGGCACCAGCACGTTTCACTCGTCCTGGACGACTTTTGCCTTTAACTTTGCCATCTGCAAAGTTTTCTGTAATGAATTCGCTAGCTCTCATACTGGTGCGTAAGGATTTTTAGGAGTATCATATCCGTCGTCTTCTGGATACACTGGATAGTTGTTCATTTTGATTTATAGGTTTGAGAATAAGGTTGTTCTTTGTGTTTGTTAATGTCTACTTTGACAGCAGGATTAACAGGCGCCACTTTAGATTGTGGTTTTAACTTGATTGGTCTAGTAGGTTGCACAACACCTGCACCAGATACTGGATTAATCTCTGATTCGGAAAGGGTCGGATTGGCCTGGCTGTAGTTACGCATGACCACACCTGCTTGAGCATTGGCTTCGTTTTCTTCGTCGCTACCTGTTTCACCAGACTCTGGCGTTATGCGATTTTCTTGACGTTGTTTGTAGTGTACTAGCTCATGTGCCAGTGTACGAAATATATCTTTGGGATGACGACCTTTGGCCACCAAGTAGATGGTGTTTGATTGGGGATGATAAGCACCAAAAGTTAGACCAGCATCGCCAGGAACTTCGTTTACTACATCAATGGTGGGGTATTCTTCAAGGCCCAGTTCTTCACAGGCAAACTTGATAAAATTTGGTAACAGTGAATGTATAGAATCTGTTACTTCAAATATTTTCATGTTGGCTCACCCAAGACTCAGCAATCATCAACATGTTTTCTAATTGCTCAACGCTTTCGCAATGCCACTTACGTAAGGCCAGGGCTTTGCGTGTGGGTTTGCCGTTGGGTTTTTTCATTGGGCCCTTCATGCCGCCCATTCTAGCACAAAAGCTCTTACGACGCTTGGCCGCTTTAGAACCTTTTTTAAGTTTACTAGGTTTTGTTGTTACTGCTGTCTGTAGTTTTGATCCAGGGTGTTCACGACGATAGCTCATAACACCTTTACGGTTTAGTCCGCCATTTTTATTCTTGCCAGCCTTGCGATGCCATGCGGCAGATTCTGTGATAAATTCTTCTGATCTCATTTTAGTGTAGCCCTTAACATCCATGCGTGTTTGCGGAACGCATCCATACGTTCTGCTAAAAAGTTACTGAATCCGTGCTCACCTTCAGCTTCTGCTATGTCATATACTCGCTTGAGAATAATGACCATGTTGTCAGCATCTTGCAACAGTTCGTGCACCATGGCTTCACCTGGCAAAATTTCAGTTTCATCTGCAATGTGACTCAATGCATTAAAGCGACTGTTTGATCCAGGAGCATATCCGCCTAGACTGCGAATTTTTTCAGCAAACTCATCTACCGCACCATACACTTCTGCATAGATAGTTTCAAATAAGGCATGTAGTTCTTGGAAATGTATACCTTCTACGTTCCAATGAAAATAGTGTGCTTTTAGATACACAGTATAGTGACTGGCAAATCCAATCTTGGCAGCTTTGATTAGTTGATCGCTCATTTGATGCTTTCTTTTAATTCGTTAACTAATCTATTTAGTTTCTTGCTTCGTTCGTTCTGTAGCTTGTTCCAATAGCTTTCTGCCATGAGTGGACTAATACTTGTGATATGTCCGGCAACTCGCTGTGCAGTTTGTTGTGCTTCGGCTTCGCTGTTAAACATGGCAGTACGTAATTCGTATTGATCAGTTTTGCGATTAAAATATTGAATAGTGGCCTTGACAGGATTCAATGCAGGGGCAGGACGAACTTGTTTTGCTGTTTGTCCATATGCACGATTCATTGTTTGTTGTGTTACAGGTTTTTTGTTTACTATCTTGCCTGTACGATCAAAGTTTGGTTTGGTACGTGCTTGATCAATGTCTGAATCTAGACCATGAATATCCTTGGCATTGGGATTGGACAATCCCAAGGTCATTTGTTGTTCATTTTGTTGTAAAGGCAATTGTTGCTGTAGACTAGCAACAGTTTGTCTTATAATTCGTAACTTATTTAAGTCACTTAAAATTTGACGGAATACACTTCCTTGGTCGTCGGGATCTTTATAGTGCGTCATTATATATTGATGCATTGCTTGTATTTCATCTGCTGGCAACGTTACGTGTGCCGGGCCAAACGATAAAGAAGCAGGTCTTCCGCCTTTATAAGAATTAGCCCAGGCTTGTGCATTACGTTGTATTGTTTGTTCTATTTCAGATTGCGCTGGAAATTGTCTTCCAGAAGAAGCATTGGGTGCCAAAGTATTAACCATTGATGCTATTGCTGGGCTAGTTGTTTCTTCTTCATTGAATGATTCGTTATTGGTTCCTGTTTTTTGTGTTTGCACAATAGGTACTTCTTTTTCATCAGGCTTTATTTTGAAAACATTAGCTGGTAATACATCCTTAGTATCATAATCCGCAGGCTGGTCTGTGCTTGTTGTATCAGCAGGACTAGGTTGAATTACTTTTGAAGCCATTGGACTTCCGCCAATGCCTAGTATTCCAGCAGTAGAAGGAGCTAGACCTTTTCCTTTGAACGGAGCTTCGCCAGAGTCTGGTTGGACGGCTGCAGCTGATGGTCTACTTAAATCTTTTGCCATTTGTCCGATCGCAGTACTGGTAGTAGGCTGATCAGCTTTTGCTGGTTCTGCGGTAGGTTGTGCTGTGGGCTGAACTGCTGGCATAGCCGCAGATTTTGTTGCAGGACGTTGTACACCAGCCGATGGCATTGCTGTAGTAGGAATGCTTACACCGGTAGGAGCAACAGTAGTTTTTGCCATTGCAGGTGTCTTGGCACCAGGCATTGGTATCACATTACTGGATGATGGTGCAGGTGTTGTTGACACAGGTTTAGCTGTGGGCATTGGTGTTAGCATTGAGCCAGGTGTACTTGGTGCAGTAGCAGTGGGTTCAGCAACCGGTGCTTGTCCACCTATCTTAGAAACTACTGTGTCTAAGTCTTTAATACGTTGTTCCTGATCCTGATTTAATTCTTTTTCTTGTTCAATGCTGTCTATTTCTCTACTCAGTAAACTAGCCAATGCTTCAGTATCATTTTTTGCACTAGGGTTTGCTCTATAGGCTTTATCAATAGCTTGCTTAGTAGGAGCATCTTGCGTTTTGTAATATAATGATCTTTTCTTATCTTCTTCAACTGACTCATTGGGCACACAGTTATTAACACGAATGCCACCTTTGATCTTGGTGCCTTCTTTGTGCTTGCCGGTCCAACACTTAGCGTCTAAGCGTTGTTTAACTTCGTTTACACCTTGAGTCATGCAGTATTTTAATTCTGCTACAGCTTCCTCATAGGAATCAAATCCAACTACATCATATCCTGACGCATAATGCTTAACATACCAAGGACCGTTACCTGGACTTGCTTCTGGGTCAATGCCAACTTCGCCTACTGGCTCACCGTTTTTCTTAAACACTTTGCGTTGTTGATCTGCGTGACCTTCCGCCACACCTTGTTCTACATTAAACACGCGGCTTAACTCTGGATTATACATACCCTTGTCAGTCATAACATTGGCTCGCATTGCACCGCCATGCATTTCTGTGCTGTCTAACTGGCCACGGATCCAATACTGTTTGTCATCTCGAGGTGGATTGTTTGTAGGAGGTCCTAACCATATCATGACATCTTGACCTGCGTGAGTTAGATCATCCCCTTCCGCCACACCTTGTGGTTGCATATTGCCAAGACATTCGTCAATTTCTTTGTCGGTGATGTCTTGCTTTAGATTCTTAAGTATTAGAGCCAATAGCTCTTCTGCGGCGCCATCACCCCACTCTAAACTCTTAATAATAGCGTGTGCTCCTTCTGTACCAACCTGTTGAACAATGTGTGTCAACAGTTCTTTAGTCAAGTGTGGTAACCCTTCTGGATCACCTTCAGCTTCGGCTACACTTTGTTGCTGTTTTCTATTATAGTCGGCAATGATGTCGGCTCGCATGGCAGGATTGCGCTCAATGGCTCGCAATACAGTTTCTGGATAACGGCCTGGTTGATTGGACTTGACTGTAACATGAGCTGTTGGATCATCTGCCCAATCGCCATCGTCAAAATCATCACTTTCAGTTTTTGGTTTCTTGTGATGCTTCTTCATGTTGATAGCAATAGCGGCCTGCTGTGCTGGCGATCCAGCTTCCGCCACACCTTGTTCTTTCATGACGGGATTAAGTGTGATAGAATCTGCCTTGGCCTTGTTGCC